GTTTTTGGAAACGAAGCAGTTTTCCGTGACGGAGATCTGCCGCATCTTCCGTGTGCCTCCGCATCTGGTAGCCGATCTGTCCAGAGCCACATTCTCCAATATTGAATACCAGTCACTGAACTTCGTGATGCACTCCCTGACTCCGTGGCTTGTCCGCATCGAGCAGGGCATCATCAAGGATCTGCTGCTGGAGGAGGAGCAGGATACCTACTTTCCAAAATTCAATGTGGACGGTCTGCTTCGTGGCGACTACCAGAGCCGGATGAACGGTTATGCGACCGGCATCAGCAACGGCTTCCTCTCTCCGAATGATGTGCATCGGCTGGAGAACATGGATCTCATCCCGGCAGAGGAGGGCGGAGATGACTACTACCTGAACGGTGGCTATGTGAAGCTGAAAGATGCAGGAGTGGCACAGCAGAATAAAGCTGCCGCAGTCCAGCAGAATCAGCCCAAACAGACACAGCCAGAGGAACAAGATCCGGAAGAAGAACCTGACAGCGAAAATCGGCTGAGTGAGAGTAAGCCACGAAAGAATGAAAGAAGGAGAACCCAATGAAGAAATTCTGGAACTGGATCAAAAACAGTGACGACACCAGAATCCTCCGGCTGGAAGGTCCCATCGATGAGGAATCATTCTGGGGTGATGAGATCACGCCGCAGATGTTTCGGGATGAGCTGGAATCCGGCGAGGGGGATGTGACCGTCTGGATCAACTCTCCGGGCGGAAATGTGTTTGCCGCTGCCGAGATCTATACCATGCTTAGGGACTACAAGGGCAGCATCACGGTCAAGATCGATGCAATTGCGGCATCTGCTGCATCTGTTGTGGCAATGGCCGGTGATACTGTTCAGATGAGTCCTGTTGCCATGCTGATGATCCACGACCCCAGCACCGTTGCGATGGGCAACACCAAGGACATGGAGAAAGCCATCGAGGTGCTGACCGAAGTCAAGGAGAGCATCATCAATGCCTATGCTGCAAAGAGCGGTCTCAGCCACGCCCGCATTGCCAACCTCATGAGCAATGAGACCTGGATGAATGCGAAGAAGGCTGTGGAGCTGGGCTTTGCAGACGAGATCCTCTTTGCAAAGAAAGAGGAGGAGCCGGACAGTGACCCGGCAGCCCCGGAGAATCCGGAAAAAGACCCCGACAGTGAACCGGGCGAGGGCGAAGAAAAGAAGCCGTTCCAGAAGGATACGGCAGGGCACCTTTTCTCCAGCCGTCAGATGGATCTAATCGTCCTGAACCGTCTGGGGGTGAAGCCGGAAGACGTAGGTCAGAAGCACACTGAGCCGAAGGAGCTGCCTGCTGACCCGAAACCGTCCGCAGAGCCGACACCTCCGGCCGAACCACCTGCCAATTCCGGCCCTGTCCTTGATCTGGACGGCAAGACCGAGGATGGCAGCATCCCCTACAATATCCTGATGAAACAGCTTGAGTGCATGAAGTGATGTGCATTCAGGCTGTTTTTCATATCACCACAAATCAATTTATGGAGGACAAACACTATGAGTAAGATTCTGGAACTGCGCACCAAGCGCAACACTCTCTGGGAGCAGACCAAGGACTTTCTGGAGAAGAACCGCGGCGAGAACGGTCTGGTAAAGGCTGAGGCCGTGGAGCAGTACAACAAGATGGCACAGGAGGTCAAGGACCTGGGTGCAGAGATCGAGCGTCTGGAGCAGCAGGCACAGATCGAGGCACAGCTGTCCGCACCGACTTCCAGTCCTGTCCACGCTGACCCGAAGAACGGTGCCAAGAAGGATGTCAAGCCGACCGCCACTGCCGAGTATGCTGAGAACTTCTGGAACATGATCCGCAACCGCGGCCATTACGGCGAGGTCCGCAATGCCCTGTCTGTGGGTGAGGACACCGAGGGCGGCTTTACCGTTCCCGATGAGTTCGAGAAGAAGCTGGTGGAGGCACTGGAGGAGAACAACATCTTCCGTGGTCTGGCGACTGTCATCCGCACCAGCTCCGGCACCCGTAAGATCCCCATCGCAGAGGATACCGGTGAGGCAAGCTGGATCGATGAGGGCGAGGAAATCCCGGAGAGCGATACCACCTTCGGCCAGACCATGCTGTCTGCGTACAAGCTGGGCACTATGATCAAGATTTCTAACGAGCTTCTGAACGACTCTGCATTCGACCTTGCTACCTATATTGCCCGCCGTTTCGGTGTGCGTATGGGTAACGCAGAGGAGCGCGCATTTATCACCGGCGACGGTGTGGGCAAGCCTCTGGGTCTGCTGGCTGAGACTGGTGGTGCCAAGGTCGGTGTGACCGCTGCGCAGAAGGATGCTGTGTCTTTTGATGAGATCTTCAAGCTCTACTACGCACTGAAGGCTCCGTACCGCAAGAAGGCACAGTTCCTCTGCAACGAAGCCCTGGTGCTGCAGCTGATGACCATCAAGGACAACAACGGCAACTATATCTGGAAGCCGGGTCTGGAGATCGGCAAGCCGGATACCCTGCTGAACCGTCCGCTGAAGACTTCCGCCTTCATGCCGGAGATCAAGGGTGGCAGCAAGGTCATGGCCTTTGGCGATTACAGCTACTACTGGGTGGCTGACCGCCAGAACCGCACCTTCCGCCGTCTGAACGAGCTGTATGCCCGTACTGATCAGGTCGGTTTCCTGACCACCCAGCGTGCAAGCTGATCCTGCCCGAAGCCGTACAGCTTCTGCAGATGGCACCGCAGGGCTAAGAAAGTCTGGAAAGGAGGAGCCGATTATGGCACTGATCCCGCTTTACGAAGCGAAGACCTATCTCCGCGTGGACAGCAGCGATGAGGATGCCCTGATCGGCATCCTTTTATCTTCTGCGGAGCAGATGTGTAAGGACGTGGGACGTTTATCGGAAGACCAGTGGGAGGCAGTTAATGCCGCTGACCGGGATGCCGAGAACGGAGTACAGCCCACAAGGGAACTGGAAGCCCTGCGCAGCACCTGCCGTGTGGCGATTCTGTATGCACTGGGATATCTCTATGAGCACCGGGACGAAGCTGACCATCACCAGCTGATGCTGACGCTTCGTTCCATTCTGTTTGCTGTGAGGGAGGGGGTGTTCTGATGATCGAGAAACTGAATGAGCGGATCACAATCGAGAAAAGCACGGTCGTGACCGATAAGGTCGGAAACCATCGGAACACATGGGAGGAATATTTTACCTGCTTTGCCTACGCTTCGACCTATCAGGCACAGGAAGAAGAAGGTGAGGTCACAGCCGAACAGAAGAGCGTGGTGTTTACAGTTCGCTGGTGCAGTGAGACCAGAAATCTCACATCAACAGGTTACCGCATCCGCTTCCGGGATCAGCTCTACAATATCGAATCCGTTGACCCGATGAACTATCAGAAGAAGATCCTGAAGATTCATTGCAGACTGGAAAGGAGGCAGCCGGATGAGCAGAACCGTCAGCATTGATGAGATGGCAGATGCCATCAACGAGGGCTTAAAAGAATATGCAACGCTTGCTTCCACGCAGGTGAAGAGTGCTGTCCGTAAGTCTGCCAAAACGGTCAAAGACCAGATCTCGGCCAATGCACCGTCCAGAACGGGCGCATACAAAGGAAGCTGGGTTGCGACCAAATAGTCCGAATCCAGCCAGAGCCTTCAGATGGTGGTGCATTCCAAGAACCGCTACCAGCTGGCACATCTGCTGGAAAAAGGTCATGCCAAGCGCGGCGGCGGACGGGTGGCAGGAAGACCCCATATCGCTCCGGCAGAGCAGGCCGGTATCGAGCAGCTCCAGTCTCTCATCGAAAAGGCACTAAAGTAAGGAGGAACCAATGACCCACGAAGAAGTAAAAGCTCTGGTGGAGGAGATGGGACTTCCTTATGCGTATGACCATTTCGCAGAAGGGGAGAGCCCTGATCCACCGTTTATCTGCTTCCTGTATCCGAAAGCTGAGAACTTTGGTGCGGATAACCTTGTGTACCACCATTTCAACCGGCTGGACATTGAGGTGTACACCGACTACAAAGACCCGGATATGGAAGCAAATATTGAAGAAGTCCTGACCGCACACGAACTCTACTATGAGAAAAGCGAGGTCTGGATCGAAACCGAAAAGATGTATGAAGTCCTGTATGAGCTGACCGTATAAGCCAGCCGCAGGACGATAGGAGGAATAACCTATGTCGAAGCAAAGCAATAAGGTCAAATTTGGCCTGAAAAACTGCCATTATGCCAAGGCGACCTTTGACGAGGATGGCAGCGTCACCTACGCAAAGCCGGTCCGCATCCCCGGTGCAGTCAGTCTTTCTATGGATGCCAATGGCGAGATCGAGCCGTTCTATGCGGACAATATCGCTTACTATGTCGTGAATAACAACTCCGGCTACGAGGGTAATCTGGAGATCGCACTGATTCCGGAGAGCTTCCTCACGGACATCATGCACGAGGAACTGGATGGCAACGGCGTGCTTGCGGAGAACGCCAATGTGGAACTGGAACATTTCGCCTTCCTGTTCGAGTTCGATGGTGACCAGCGTCACATCCGCCATGTGCTGTACAACTGTGTAGCAAGCCGTCCGTCCATCGAGGGTGAGACCAACGAGGACAGCAAGGAAGTCAAGACAGACACCCTGAACCTGCAGGCAACCCCTTTGGCAAACGGTTATGTCAAGGCAAAGACCGGTACTAACACCACGGATGATGTCTATAACAAGTGGTACGATGCGGTCTACGAGCCGCAGGCAGAAGCTGTGGACACCGAAGACACCAGTCACACCGAGGAGCCGCAGGGCTAAGTGACCGACACACACCGCAGGGCTTCGGCTCTGCTTACATTATTATAAAGAGGTATACGATTATGAAGAAGATTTTTCCTTTGTTCGCAGTGATCATCGTTCTGGTGCTGGCTGTCTGCTCGTTCCACATCATTCCCACCGGCTACACCGGCGTGAAGACCAGCTTTGGCCAGATCCAGGAGACCACCATCCAGAGCGGCAAGCTCAACTTCTGCATCCCCTTTGTGCAGAGCATTCACAAGGTCAACAACAAGCAGCAGGATAAGCACATCGAAGCACAGGTCTGGGGCGAAGCCGCCGATAAAACACCTGTGTATGCTGCAGATGTGATCGTGACCTATCAGGTGCTTCCTGAGAAGAGCGCATGGCTGTATGCGAATGTGTCCGACATCAAGAATTTGGTCGGTGACGAGCTGGTGGCATCGGCAATCAAGTCTGCGATGGCTGAACTTGCCCCCAATGAGGTGACGAACCGCACCAAGATCGAGCCTCTGGCACAGCAGAAGCTGGCAGAATCTCTTGTGCAGAAGTATGGCGAGGACGTTGTGTTTGTGAACAAGGTCGTCATCAATGACATGAATTTCGAGGATGCTTATAACGAAGCAATCCAGCAGAAGTCCATTGCACAGCAGAATGCAGATAAGCAGAAGATCGAGAATGAAGCCGCCATTGCCAAGGCAGAAGCGGATAAGCAGGTGGCAATCACCAATGCAGAGGCGGAAGCCCAGAAGACTTCCATTGCCGCAGACGCACAGGCAGAGGCAAACCGCAAACTGGCAGAAAGTCTGTCCGATACGCTGATCGATTACCAGAAGGTTCAGAAGTGGGATGGAAAGCTGCCTACTGTGAGCGGCGGTAATGCACTGGTCAGCATTGACCCGGCAGAGTAAGAAACACGATATACGGCAGGGCTTCGGCTCTGCCAATTTTACATGAAATTTTGGAGGATTACGATTATGGCAGTTACAAAGAAAATCGAGATCGATGGCAAGGAAGTCACCTTTAAGGCAAGTGCCGCTGTGCCTCGCCTGTACCGCATCAAGTTCGGCCGTGATATCTACAAAGACCTGCGTCAGCTGGAAAAGAGCGTGGGAGAGAATGATGAGGACAATTCCAACCTCGACCTGTTCAGTCTGGAGATGTTCGAGGACCTGGCATGGCTGATGGCTCGTCATGCGGACCCGGCAAAGGTGCCGGACAGCCCGGAGGAGTTTCTGGACCAGTTCAACACCTTCTCCATCTACCAGATCCTGCCCCAGCTGATCGAACTGTGGGGTCTGAACGTGCAGACCGAGGTGGAATCCAGAAAAAACCTCGCAAAAGTGAGCGGGAAATGACCACCCCGCTCTTTCTGCTGCGCTGTGTACAGCTCGGTATCAGCATCGCCGACCTCGACCTGCTGACTATCAGGTTGGTCAATGATATGTTCACGGAGCGGCAGAACGACGATTATCCGTACAAAGAGCTGGCCTCTCAGGAGGATTTCGACCGGTTCTAAAGCAAAAAACAGACGACCGTGCTTATATTGTGAACGAAATAAGCACAATCGTCTGGTGATGGGTATAAAAAATCCCACTCAGCCATGTGACTGGGTGGGATATATGCTGTCACTATTCGATTTCCACGTCTTCAAAACCGACAAGGTCAGCTTCAGTGATGCCAAGGCGGCGAAGCATTTCCTCTTCAGAGATCAAGTAAGATTCAGTCTGTTTTAGAGAGGTGTTTGTTTGCATGGTATCTTCAAAGATGTTGCGGAGATAATCGGGTCCTTCCATCCAGAGTCCGGTGGAATAGTCAAATAGCATTTTGTATGCGGGAGAGGTTACAAAGCGAAAAAATACGTCGTTGAAGGAAACACCGGTATCATCACAGTAGTCTGTGAGCATAGTGCGCATAACGAGTACGGCGCACATTTCGCGTTGTGAATCATCGATGACAACCTCGTTCATAAAACCACCTCCTAGCAATTATTTTTTATGCAGTCTTTTTGGAAGCGCAGTAGTCATAAAGACTCAGCAGATAATCAGAGCCTTCTTTCCAAATCTCTGTGTCAAAATCAAAGAGGGCTTCATACGCACGAGAACTTGTGAAACGAAGAAGAGCTTCCTCGTATGAAATATTTTCTCGTGCTGCAAGGGTTTCTACAGCTTCGCGCATCGCAATTACTGCGCAGCATTCCTTTTGAGAATCTGTAGATTTATAGTTTATAGCATTATCACAATTTGATGTCGCCATAGCGGTCACTCCTTACAAATTCAAGATGCTCGACGGCATCCTGAGTTCTGAAACAAAATTGATCCTTGAGACGGTTTGGTAAAAGTTTTTCAATCGTTTCTTTGTCTGCTTTTGGAGTTCCAGGCTCAC